AATTGGCAAAAATCGTTTCAATATATGCTGCAATCTGAGGGCGGCTATGCCGATTTATCACATCTAGGTGATACTGGCGGCATGACAAACTTAGGCGTTACCCGTGCTGTTTGGGAAAATTGGGTAGGCCACAGCGTAGGCGAAAAGGAAATGCGAAGTCTTACGCCTGAGAAAGTAGAGCCATTGTATAAACGTAAGTTTTGGGATGCGTGCCGTTGTGACGATTTGCCAAGTGGGGTGGACTACGTTGTGTTTGATATGGCGGTCAATGCAGGTGTTGGTAGATCAGCCAAGATATTGCAAAAGGTTGTAGGCACAAACCCCGATGGTGCTATTGGCCCGCTAACCCTTGCGGCGGTACAAGCGATGAACCCTGAAGTAGTGATTGATGAATTCTCTAGTGCCAGGGCAGCGTTTTACAGGTCATTGCCGACATTTGGCGCATTTGGTAATGGGTGGCTCAATAGGGTTGAGCACAGCAAATCTAAAGCCTTAGCAATGGCATAAAAAAAGCCCCTGTTACGGGGCTTAGTTTATTGTTGTTTAGGTTTCCAATCCGTTAGACGCATCCATGTTTTTTGCACATCGGTAGCGGCTGCGGGGACATATACAAAATCAGGATCAAGTATCCTTGCCCGTCTTACGGTAGGGCCTGACAAGTTTGTATTGCTTGAATCGTTTTGATTCATCCCATCGATCTCTAATATTCCATCCATCGTTTCTTAACTCCCCAACTCTTGTTGATAATTTCATTGTGCCCGCTTGATACAACGCATCCAAGCCGGAAATCCAACCCTTTTTCAAACATTGAATGATGCGATCATATTGCGTCATTGTTCACCCCAAGATAAGTTTTAACAACGGTAAAAACCCGAATACAGCAAACAGCACCAAACCGCCAAGCACATAACCCTCAACAGGGATGCGCTGATCTGTTTTTGTGTAGCGTAGGTATTTCATTATTCGTCCTCCAAAACATATCGGTTAACAAATTCATCATTGCCAAGCACTATTTTGTGTTTGTTTGAGCGATGATGTTTGCCCTCAATGATGGCAACAGGATAGCCTTTATCAACAACATCTATTTTTGCAAACATTTCCAATAACTGATCAACGCAATCAATGGATAGTTCGGAGGCTAATTCTATGAGCAAATCACGTTTGCCCTCTGCGGTAATTTCGTAAACTACTTGTTTCATGTTATGCACCTATATAAAAGTTATTCGTTATCGTAAATGATTTTTTCTATCTCATAATCCTCCATGTACATGACCCACACTTGGTTATCAATCGGCATATCAAGTTCTGATTTAGCGAACGTAATGTATGGCGCACCATCATTATGATCAATGCATAACCGACTTGAATACGGCTCTACTAACTCGGCAATCTTATCGGCAGACAGTTCTACAGCTAACTGTCTAAGCAACCTACGTTTGCCCGCATCTGTTAACTCATAAAACGCTGCACTCATATTGCACCTATCTAAGAAATGGCAAATGCCATATAAGAATATTAAGCTACCTTAACAATACAAGCAAGCGGTATTTATAGGGATAAACCCTAAGTGTTGTATTTTTGTGGGGGTGGGCCTACTCGCTGACTAGGAGTGTGTAGGGGGGGACACAGCTTTCGGCCCTAGATCATAGGTTATTCTTTATTTTGTAAAACTGCAATAAGCACTCAAAGCAATGCCAAGCGTTTTCCAAATCTTCCTGTGAATGTTCAATGATCTTTACATCCCCTTGTTCATTGACAAACACGTTGGCGCAGCGAGCCTCCCCCATATCTAGCCCTACGGAATAGGCCGCTAACTGCATCAAATGCTCATGGTAAGCCGTTACCTTATCAAGACTGCCCTCTTTAGTCTTGAAATCAATAACGATGCCTGGTGCGCTTAGGTCAATCTTGCCGCCAAACCCTAAATAATGGGCAAAACTTGTTTCCGCTGTCCAATCTTGTTTTCCAAAATGCTCGGTAATAGCTCGATCCGTTTCAATCACATACAAAGGCCAAATTTGCGGCTCTGTGCTGCGATAAAACTTTTCAAGCACCCCATGCATTGTCGTGCCCCGTTCAGCAGCTTGACGGCCCGTAGAACGTGAATCTGACATAACCCGATCCAACCAATCCGCTTCCGGTTCGCCATCCATCCGTGGCAGCGTTAAAGCCGCCAATAACACTTGCTGTTGCAGCCAATTGTTAAGCCCAGGCTTGGCAGCAATGTTTAGGATGGTGGTAACGGACGGTACAAGATTGTGCTCACGGGCATCTTTAACGGTAGTGTTGCGCTCTTTACCGTTTTTGCCAATGATCGTGTAGGCCGGATCGCCTGATTGGGTATACCAATGGCCTGATTCTGAACTCATAAGTTTCTAGCCTCCATCATTGAATTTGCCATTTGGTAAGCAAACCAAGATATTTGCTCATGCGTTATTTCATCTGGATCAGTTACAAGCAGTAAAGATTGCATTGCGGAGTTTGCAAAGTAATCTCGCATTGTCATACCGTGGGCCATGTTATCGGCTAAGTATGTAGGGAAAGCAGGTGGGCTAATTTTCATTATCGTACCTTTTTAGCTAAAAGTTTAAGCATCTCAATTGCTTCATCAATCCATTTTTTGGTGGCATCGTCTATCGTGTCACCTTCCTCGATTTGTTGAAGCCGCCATGCCGACAGAATTGCTTGTTCTGTAAGGTTCATAGGTTTTGCTTTTTCCCTGTGTCAAGAATAGTAAAGTTTTGTGCGGGATAGCGCATTTTTGCGCCGCTATCCCAAATCACAACAACGGTATCGTGCTCAACAGCCCAACACCCATCCTGAGTTGTACCGTTTTCGTGATATGTATAAGAGCGAAACAGGTTTTCGTATGTTTTGCCGTTTTTGACACACGCATCATCAAGCAACACAATCTTGCCGCCTCCGTTGTTGTTCATTGATGCAATAGGTTTAGCCTGGACGTTAAAACATAACAGCGCAATCAATAGTAGCTTTTTCATAATTTTTCCTAGAAAGGTACATCATCTTCGAGATCGGCAATATTGCCCTCTTTAATGGCCCGATATGCATCTTGCCGTGGCTTTACAGGCTGTTCTGATTGCTCAGGCTTGCCGCCCAACATCTGCATCTGATCGGCTACGATTTCGGTTGTATATTGATCTACGCCATCTTTGTTTTGCCACTTTCGAGTGGTCATACGCCCCGCTATATAGACCTGTGATCCCTTTTTCAAGTAATCCCCACAGATACCCGCAAGTTTTCCAAAACTGGTGATTCGTACCCATTCTGTACCCTCCTTGTCTTTGGTTTTCCAACTAGTAGCAATCGAAAAATTACAAATAGCATCCCCCGATGCGGCGTAACGCACTTCGGGGTCTTTACCCAAGCGTCCAATAAATTCACAGCGGTTAAGATCGTTTGCCATTATTCAAATTCCTTTTTAATTTCGTCATATTTGGCTTTAAGAGCCGTTTTTTGTTCAGCGGATGCTAGTTTGTACTCTGCGGCAAATACGGCCTTTAAATCGTCCATATTGGCAGCACTTAGCATCTTAGTAATTGCAACATCCATATCAATTGTGCTTGCAGGGACAAATGGTTTTGGCCTAGATGCAGCGTTGCCATCATCATCTTCACTTGCAATCCCTAATGCAGCTTGCAACCCATACCGTTTGCCGTATGAGATAGCAGAGCCAAAGCCTTGTGCATCTTGCTTGGTGGCAGGTACAAACAATTGCCCGCAAGATAACTCTTGACCCGACTCATGTATCAACACCGTTTCTACAATCACGCCATTGGTTGCTGTGTGCAGCTTTTGTACAAACGCCAATCCATTGCTAGATAGCGCAGGTCGCACAGCGTCTATGACAGATGCCAGGCTTGAGTATGCAGATTTAAAGTGGGGATTTTTTGCGTCTTTGGCGGCATGGTTCATTGCTGACTGCGCCTTGACTAATGCTTTTGCTAATTCATTCATATATCACCTATATTGAGTTGTCCTGTCTGAGTGACAGTATGCGTAATTTAAGGTATCTGAAATGCCGTGTCAAGTGTTGATTTAAGTTAGCTTATTCAGTATCATTAAATCATGACAAATTCAGAAATAATTAACATCTGCGGCGGTACTACAAATGTAGCAAAGTTGTGCGGCGTAAGCCCTGCGGCTGTGTCTATGTGGCGTAAAGCAAACATTCCGCAAGAAAAGATGATGTACTTGGCTGCACAGCTAGAATTGCTGACTAATGGCGAGATCAGCCGTAAAAAATTGTTTCCTACCCAATGGGATATGATTTGGCCTGAATTGCTGTAGTAGCTCAGTTGGCAGAGCACTTGACTTGTAATCAAGGGGTCGTGAGTTCGATTCTTACCTACAGCACCAAATTTGTGTATAATTAAATCGTTGGTGTGAGAGCCGATGTAGACCGTTTAAGTCTGTATCTTGCCCCATACAGGGGATCTCTCACCAAGATGCAGATTTAAGCGGTTTTTTTGTAGGACGTTGCAAGCTGGAGGCTCTAACGACATACCAGCGGCTTGTGATAGTAAGCAGACTGGGGGTGAG